CAAAATGTTTAGCAAGTTTGGAAAGAGACTTGGACTTTCCCTTACCAGAAATGGAGCCACCAACCATTCCTCCAGAAGATCCCCCTCCAGAAGACCCTCCTCCAGAAGACCCAGAGCCAGACAAGTGGTGAGCCATCTTAGGCATGTCTCGCACCATCTTAAGAACAGAGCCCATTCCTCGGTTAGACATTTTTCCACCAATCATTCTCTTGTATTCATTAGTAGCAAGGTGAGGCACAGGATTCTTCTCCTTGGTAGCCAAAACCTGTTCTTTCGTGAGAATTCCAGTGAAAATTTGCGATGTCCCTTGTTGGGTCACGAAGATTCCGGAATTCATTGTGATAATACAAAGCTCAGGAGTGACCGCAATAGGAAGTTGGTTAGCAACCTCAACATTGAATTGTAACTGGTATTGTCCTAAAGAAGAGGCGGAAAGGTAAGAAGGAAGAGAGAAGTCCATGACAGGGTTCAAAACGAGAAGAGAACCTGTAGAAGGAACTTGGATAGGAAGACCAGAAGGAGCAACAGCAGTGTTGGTAGCAGTAGAAGACACAAGTCCTCTAAATTCGTTCCAAGATTGGGCTGACCCATTTCGTGCAGACATCTCGTAAAGATTTTGTTGTGTAGCAGTAGCGAGGAGACCAGAAGCGTTGTTAAAGTTAATAGAGATTTGCTTGATAGTCAAGAAAGCAGAAGGATAAGCCCAATTTTGAGTAGCCATTGGAACACGAGCACAAATCAAAATAAGGTCTGGGACTTGGTTCAACTGGATAGATTGCGAAGCAATGATTTGAGATGAAGGAGCATTAGTGGCTCCAATAACACTGTATCCAGGAGTATAAGCAGGGATGGCAGTAGCATTGGTAGAAGTAGTCAAATAACGAGGAACATCAACGTAAGGCACAACATTTTTCGTGCTGATCTTAGCGTACTGTTCTGGCTGGAGAGACAAGAAGTTAAAGAGCAATCTGGTGTTAGCAAATCCAACCGGTTGATTTGGAACAGGAGCCGCAGGATTACCAGTCTTAGTCCAACCAAGAGCAATTGCTGAAATGTAAGGAGTGAATGCAGCAGTTCCACCAGCAGTAGAAAATAATCTAGAACAAGAACTATCAATGTTGCACACAAGAGACAAGTTATTCACACCAACAAGACCAGCATTGTTCTCAGGCTCACAGTTGAGGAAAGGAGAAAGAGCAAGGAAAGGTTCAGTGACAGTAGCCTTGATAGAAATAACCCAGTTTTCAGTAGCATCTCCAGCTCCAACAGCAACAGGAGAATTGTTCCATGCTCCACCAGCAAAATGACTAATAATAATTTCGTCCAACGCAAAAGCTCCACGAGGATAGTAATCTTCATCGTAGCCATTGGTCTTAACTGCTGCTAAAGGAGAGTTGTTAGCAGTGATACCAGTGGAGAGAGAACCAACAACACCACTAGGAGCAACAACAAGACTATCAGCGTAGTTACCATAAGTGTTATCAACGTAAGAAGGAGTAGTAGAGTTAAGACGAGAAAGGACACGACGATCGTACATTCTAGAAATCATGGGAAGGATATCCTTCAAGTTGGTAGAAATGGAAACGTTGTTAATAGTAGATTGAACGGTATTAAAAAGAGAGTTCAAAGGGAATGCTTGGAAACTATCCTTAACACCATAATCAAACACAACCTCTCCAGTAGTATATCCAGCAGCTTTAGCAGGGATAGTAATTTGGAAAGCCAATTGTGTCTGCATGAGAACGTGTCTATCAATCACAATGTTCTCAGAAGGAATCTGAACGTTAAACACAATACTAGAGTTGGAAGCAGAGACTGCTTGAAATTGTTGGTAAGTAGATTGAGAAGCTCCGCTTTGGACGCCAAAAGCTTCAGTAGCTGTGATATCGCAAATACGTGAGTCTTCAATGAGTACAGTTCTAAAATCAGACATTATAACTTATCGGTAGAAAAAAAATTTAGCCTCCACCAATTTAAGGCTTAGTATTTCCGGCAGTTCCTTTTCGGCTAAAGAGGACTTTAATTGTTGCCGAAGAACCAGAAGATAGTCTAAAAGGGATAAGTTCTCCAACTCTATTTTTATAATAGACCGATACATCAAAAGTTGTCAAAGGAGTATTACCAACCAGTTCTATTAAACGGTATTGAGCGGAAGGCTCGTAAATAAGGGTTGGCTTATACCTTGCCTCATCTGCGATAAAGTCTGTAATAACTTGTGCGACATTACTATTATTACCTCCCCCCACAAATGTAGCACCATTAAAGAACAGCAAAGGAGCAGACAACTGAGTAGTAACCACTGGAACTGTATTACTTGTAAATACAATACTGGTAATAGGAGTCCAAAGACTGACAGTGGAGAACTCTTGATATATTTGAACCCCAGTATATAGAGGAGCCGTGGGGGGATATTGAACGAGATTGCTACCTCCTAAAGAATTCGTAACAATTCTAACATTCTTTCCAATACCTGCATCAAATCCCTCAATGATAACAGGGAAACTGCTAAATAATTGATACATGGAAGGATTGAAATAAATCTTGATATAATTCGCAGCGAGATCGTTATACCCTGCGTTATCAGCAGTAATTACAGCAGTATTATCACTAACATTCCAATCCATTACTGGTGCGTAAGTAGTAGGTAGAACTAATCCAGAAGCAGTAACAACAGCACTCAGACCATTATACGCAGCGAGAAATGTTTGATTCACTAAATAAATGAAATACTGATAGTTGATAATATCGTAATATCCAGTAGCATTGTTCTGTAGTTTATTAGTGGTAAAGGCTGGAGCAGAGGGAATAGTTACTGCTAAATTCTGAGGAGCGTAGATAAGATATTGTTGATAATCAAATGTTTGAAATGGAGCAACAGGATTCGTCCAAGAAAGTGTGATTGAATACGTAGTAAGGTTTACATTAGTTTGATTAGGTTGTATTTCCGGTTGAATAACAGGAAGTGTAGGTGTATCTAAAGAGAAGCGAACAATTGACATGTAGTAGCTCTCAGGACAAAGAATAAAAGGATTGTTTCTTGTTTCAATAAAGTATAATTCAGGAGGAGGTTTAGAAATTGTTGCAAGATTGGTGATAGTAATATCAAAGTAAATCTTGTCGGCAGTCTCACGTTGCGTTAAACTCATTATAATATATCTCTTGATATTATTTTTAGGAGCCTCAATAAATATTGTGGTTTAGATAAAAAATAATATAAAGTTTAATATAAAACAGATTTGAATAATGGTAATAATTGGATTATTTTAGATTATTACCAACGAATATCTCAACTTTACCGAGAAATATCTCAACTTTACTGATAAATATCTCAATTTTACTGAAAAATAGAGATATTTACAAGTAATAATTTTAAAATTATTACCATCTAATATCTGGAAAAATTAGATTATTTTAGATTATTTTAGATTATTTACGGTAATTTTGAGATATTTCTCTGTAATAATCCAGATTATTACCAATCCCGACATTTAGATATATTACTGTAAATAATCTATAGAAGACAACGTGAAGGTTCTTTGTAAGTCCAAGTTAGATGTGAATAAGGGATACACCAATTTGGTTTTCTATCTACTATCTTCACTGAATAGTTTTTGAACTGCTCTTTATTATACACGATAAATGCTCTTGCATCATCCCATGTGAAGTAAAAAATTAAATTCTTATCAGTGTCAAAGCCTTTATCCTTTGTTATAAGGGCAGAGGTATATTCTCTATACAATCCTCGTCTTGATTTGAGTTCAATTTCGTATTGGCTATTATAAAAATCTGTTCGTGCTCTAGCTGTGCGTTTTATAAGGTCTTTTCCAAATTCCTCTAGTAAGAATGGATACGTCTGTTCTTCTCCTCTCACTCCAAAGTCATGTCTGTCTTCTGTAAAGTATCCTGGAATATAAGTATTTGAAGTTGATATCATTTATTAATTACTTATATTATTTTTTATATCATTATAAATTCAAAATGATATAAATATTATAGATCACCAATAAATTTTAAATGTCCCTTAGTCTTCAGATGATGAGACTTGTTGGTTAGTTTATATTTGCCTCCACACTCGCATTTGACTTCTTGATTCGCGTGTTCCTTCTCTTTCTTTGCAGTGATTATTCTTGATTGTTCCAGTCGTTCTTTCATTTGAGCGAGAGTGCTTAATATCCACTCGGTATAATGAGTGAGCCACTCTCTATTTATCTTTACTAGATAATTGGTTGTCCTCTTTTGATATTTCCCACAGTTGATTATAATGCCTCCTAAATTACGAGTATCTTTTTCTGTTGTTCTTTCTTTGAGGATATTTACAGACCAGGTTTCAGGTTCAGACGTTTCATGATAAGGGCATCTTAATTCTTTAAAGTCTGTCCTCAGTAAGAAGAGATACAAATCTTCAATGTCTGTATATTGACTAATAGAATTTGTCAGCTTTTCAGAAAATGTTTCCACCTTTTTGATTTTGTTTGCTAAGACGTTTGCGGTACACGTATTCCAGTCTCTAATGGATTGGTAAATAGGTGTCTGTGTTGCGAGTTCGTTCCAGAGTTCAGAGTTCATTTTATTATATATTGAGATAAAAATCTCTCTAAATCAATTTTTATTAATATATATACGAGGTTCAAAATTAGTAATTGAGGCATTATATTTTCAAGAGTTTAAACCCTTCTACAGATTTATAGGAGACCTATAGCCTAATTTTTTTATCTAACTTTTTACTCTTGAAAATGAAAGTCTTTACAAGGACTATTGAACCTCGTATTTCCTAAATATAATAATTATTTTATCTGTAATTTATAAATGGATAAGAAGAAACAAGCACTGATTAACCACTACGAAAGAGAACTGGAGAGAATGGCGAGTGATGCCGATTTTGCTAGATACGGCATGAAAGATAAAATTGTTAAATATTCTGATCTTAAAAATTACAGGTCTATTAATGACTTACTTCCAGAAGACTTTGATTTTAGGATTGTTCTTATTGAGAGCCAAAGGAACTCAGGGCATTGGACTTGCGTGTTAAAGTATAAGGACGTTATTGAATACTTCAATTCTTATGGGACCTTCTGTGGATACGACTTTAAATTTATAGCGGCGTCCATGTGTAGAATGTTAGGGCAAGGTAGAGATGATCTTTTAGAGTTATTAAGGACTAAGAGACCAGACCAACAGTTATATTACAATAAGAAGAAATTACAGAGTGATGCGGAGGGAATTAATACGTGTGGTCGGCACGTCATTGCAAGATGTTTAGCCGCAATTGTTGGTTATCAACTTGATGAATTCATTAAGAAGTGTGAGGATAAGAAAAGGGAAAGTGGTAAACCGTACGATATATTAGTAATTGATTGGGTTCCGATTGGTAAAGAAAGTGATGATTAATTGTATTCTATAATTATTTTTTCTTCTTCTACTTTATAATGGAAGATTACAATAAGTTTATCTCTCGCAAGATGTTGTCTAACGTTGATAAAATGATTGATAGAGTTCCTCAACCACAAATGCTTGGAGGTAAGAGGTCAAGAGAGTTTGTTCTACCAGGACACTCTGAATACGATTACGCTGAGCGTTCATTAGCTGTTAATGGTAAGCCAGACAGAACTCTCTGGGAAGACGAAGGTGGATCCACTGAAGAGCTTGGTGGTAAGCTTTCTAAGCAGTTCTGGAGAGATTTTGGCAAGGGATTCAAGCAGGGATTTACTGAGACCATGAAAGTTGGAATGCCTCTAGTAATGGGAATGGGACGCACACAGAGACTTCCAGGACAAGTCCTTCGCACTGGTGGAGCTGTTTGGGAAGAGGCTGATGGATCGGTTCATTCTACTTCTCTAATGAAGGAAAGACCTGCTAGGAGACTTGTTGGAGGCAAACCTAACAAAGTGGTAAATGCCTTTAAGAAGCTTGGAAAGGAATTGAAACCTGTTGCTAAGGCATTAACTCCTATCGCTAAAAAGTTTGTAAAGGACGTTGTTGTCCCAACTGGAAAGACTGCTTTAAAGAGTTATTTGTCTGGAGATACTGACGCTTCTGGTGCTACTAATTTATTTACACAAGGAGTTGCCTCTCAGGGCAAACAGCAATTACAGAATTTAGGTAGTCCTTCTGGTTCTGGACGCAGACACCGAAAGGGACGAAAGAGACCTGAGATGGAATACGATAGTTCATGTGATGAAGAGGACATGGAAGAAGGAGGAGCTCTCTTATCTTATCATCCTAGAGAATTTCATTCTCATTCTTATCCCAAGGGCTTAGCATCCTACAAGGCTACTCGTCCTTCTAAATCTGGAGGAAGTAAGCCTAAGTCTGCTAGAGGGGCTATTGTTTCCAGAGTGATGAAGGAGAAGGGAATGTCTCTACCAGAAGCGTCTAAATACGTCAAGGAGAAAGGACTTTATTAATTTATTCGCACTGCGAATGGCGAAGCCTAATTATAACTAAAATTTGCTTGATTATAAATGCGGAATTATATTTATTTAGGCATTATAAATAAAAATCTAATGATAAGATATAATGCCTAAACTTTACCCAAAGAACAAGTTAGACTACAATAATGATAGTATCATTTTTGCAAGTAAGATTATTGCTAACAAAGCACGAGAGAGAATGACTGACCCATTAAGAGACCCAGAAGATAGTGTTATTTCTAAACTTCGTAGTGATAAAAAAGCTTCTGACGCTTTTGGGTCTTTCAAAACATTGTTTGAAAAATTGAAAGGGTCTATTTCTTTATTCCAGTCTAATGCTGTCATTGGTTATAACCGTGGAGTGTTCCAAGCGGCTGAAGTTGAAGAAGATGAAGAAGGTGAAGAAGGTGAAGAAGGTGGCTCTCGCAGACGACACAAGAAGAAGGGAGGAAAAAGATCTAGAAGGCTAAGAGGTGGTGCGGGTGGTGAAAAGGAAGAAAAAAGTAATGATGAAAAGATTGTTGACCTATTTAATTTTGTTAGGGCATTCCCTAATCCAAAACTCAGAGAACAAGCCGCTGCTAGAGGAGAACTGGGGCGTTATTTGTCTAATTATATCCACAATGGTCCAGGTTCTGAAAAAGTTAGGTCTGCGAATGTAAATGATGTCATGGTTTCTATTGAAGGGGACTATCGTATTAGTAGCACTGTATTCAAAGCTATTTTCAATGGTGAC